TAGTAAAACGAATATTAAACATAATGTATCATTCTTACAAAAAGACATTTGTGATGTCACAAGTGATGAGTTGGGTGAGTTTGATTATATGGTTCACTTCGCAGCCGAGTCACACGTAGATAATTCTATAAGTAATGGGTTACCATTTGTAAGAACAAATGTTGAAGGGACATTTAATCTAATCGAAATCTCAAGGAAGAATAAGAACTTAAAAAAGTTTATCCACATTTCAACAGACGAAGTTTATGGTGATATGGATGAACACTTCGCAATAAATTACACGGCTAAGGAAGAGGATGATCTAAAACCAAGTTCATATTATTCGGCAACCAAGGCGGCATCCGATATGTTGGTGTTATCGGCAAATAGAACTTATGGGTTACCTTATTTAATTACAAGAACCTGTAATAATTTCGGAGAACATCAGTTTGAGGAAAAGTTTTTACCAACTATTGCAAGATCAATCAGTGAAGGTAAACCTGTACCTGTCTATGGTGATGGAAAACAAGTGAGGGAATGGATGTATGTTTACGACAATGTAAAAGTTATTTGTGATCTTATGTTTGACGATACAGTGATTAACAAAGTGATGAATATTGGAACTGCGTTTAGAGTTACAAATTTGAATATCATTAATAAAATTGCGTCAATTCTAAATAAAGAAGTCCAAATAAAACACGTTGAAGATAGATTAGGTCACGATAGAAAGTATGGTTTGTATTCAAAAAGTATGATGGATTATTATAGGAATAATGATAAAACAATTGAGTTCAAAAACCTATATGATTATTTAGAAGAACAGTATGGGAATAATTAAAAAAAAATTATTATCTTTGTTCTTCAGTAGTGTTAAACATAAAAAAATAGAAATGAAGTAATATGTTAAAAAGTTTAAAGACAAAATGGTGGGGAGTCACTATTTTGTCACTCATCAATCTGTATATGATTGGATTATTATCCGAATACGTCATTAACAGAGAGGTATTAAAAGAAATACAAATTGTCTTAACGTTAGGAGTTTTGGTTACGACAATTTATACAACAAAACTCATAGTTAGTTTTATTTACAATTATTTAAAAGGAGAAAAGAAATGATAAGTTTATTAATTTTTATTACAAGTTTGATTGCGGCAGGTCTCATCGCATTAAAAACACGAGACAATATGTATAAAGTTGAAGCTGACCGATGGGGTGACAACAGAGAAAAATTCCAATCATCATGGTTAATTAAACCATTAGTAATTTTTATTGTTGGTTTGTTATTATCAATGTTCCAACCATATGCGATTGAAAAGATTGATTCTGGTCACAAAGGTTTAAAAATCAATTTAGTTGGTAATCAACGTGGAGTATCAAGTTACCAATACAAAACAGGATGGGTGGTTTATAACACTTGGACAGAACAAGTATTAGAGTTTCCTACATACCAACAACACATTGAATATGATGACCAACCGGTAATCTTAAAAGGTGGGTTCTCAGCAACAATTAAACCCACATTCAACTACTCATTACGTGAGGATGCGATTGGAGATATGTTCGTTAATTTACGTAGAGATATAAAAGATGTTGAACAAGGTTGGTTAAAAAATGCGATCATCGGAGCGGTGAATGACGTATCTAACACTTGGGAAGTTGATAGTATCTTTAATCACCGACAAGCGTTTGAAGCTGCGATTGTGTTGGAATGTAATGTGAGATTATCTAAATGGTTTAATGTATCACAATTACGAACTAATATTGTTCCACCGGATGCATTACAAGAGTCAATCATCGCAAAGACCAAAGCGATCCAACAAGCAGAAGCGTCAGAACAACAAGCAATTGCTGCAATCTCTGAAGGTAGACGTAAGGTGGCGGTAGCACGAGCTGACTCAGCAGAAACTATCATCAACGCACAGGCGGCGGCATTAGCGATCAAGATTAAACAGAATCAGTTATCGCCTCTGTATATTGAATATGTTAAATGGAACGCATGGGATGGGAAACTACCAACCACAATGGCGGGAGGTACAGGAACCTTACTTAATATAAAGAACTAAAAAAATTAACCCCTTCTTAATCGGAGGGGTTTTTTGTTTTACCGAATATTTATTATTATGAAAAATATTGTAAAACTAACAGAGTCCGATTTAGTAAGAATCGTACAAAGAGTGATCCAAGAAGGAAAAACAGATAAAGGTGTTAAGGAAAAAGATGCTGACGTTAAGATTGAAAAATTTCAAGACACAATTAAGAACTTTATCAAATCACAAGATTGTAAAGTAAAACAAGTTGGAAATGACTTTGAGATTCATTGTGATGGTAAACATGTTGGTCAAGTTATGTTCAGAAAAGATGGTATTACCGTAAAAAAACAAGGTAGTAAATTCGCCAAAGAGTTTGACTTCAATGAACTTGGTAAAGTGAAAACTGAGATCAAAAATCTAATATGAAAAAAATAATCCAACTAACAGAATCTGATCTAACCAATATCGTAAATAGGGTTATTAAAGAAAATGCTGCCAAGGATTCTTTAATTGATATGATTAAAGACGAAGGTTGGCAAACTGCTGTTGAAATGGTTGGAGGGGTTGAGAATCTTAAAAAATTGACAGGAATTGAAACTCCTATGGACTATCTTAATTTGTTTAACGATATGGATGTTGCCCAAGGCATAGGAAGACCCCCATCAACCTTATATCGTTATGGGAAGGGACATAATATTATCTTACACTATGAAGGTCATAATAATATTCACATTGATTATTATACTATTTGGTCATTTTTAGAAGAAGGTTTTGGTCTTAAGTATTCTGAAATACAAAGACTTACGAAAAAATGGTTGCGTGATGTCTACAATTTGAGGAGAGTAAGCCCCAGCGCAACGGAATTAAAGATTGTGTAGTGGTTGTCTGAGGTCTACAATATAAATTAAAAAATATTTAACCCCACCCTCAAAAGTGGGGTTTTTTATTTCATATTATTTTTGTATATTTGTACTATGGAAAATAGAAGCACACACTACGGGGACATCTCAAAATGGGTTGAGAAAGTAATTGATTCTTGTGAAACATACCAACAAACATTTGTTGCGAGGAAACTAATTCGTAATTTTACAGAACAACTCCAAAGAAAACATCCTGATAAATTTTGGAGAGAGCATTTTTACGATATCATTTCACCTTTGGAGAATAAGTTATCCGATAAACGACAACAATTACTAAAACAACAATTAGAGTTATGAAAGGATATTTAACACAAACATTAGGTGAATGGATGGTTAGACACGATGAGGATGATAAAGTTTATCCGTTGTGTACAACATCTAAATTGTGGTCTGAAAAAAATGCCACCCAAAAATTCCTAAAGGAAGGTGTTGAGGTTGTGTTTGACTTTATTGTTAAAGGTGAATACTGTGAAACAAAAGAGGAGATTACCAAAAACTATTTTGGCAAAATTAAACGAGTAGAACACGATAGTATTTAAGATGATAGATCTAACAAACTATAAAATATTGAAATATGTTTACCCATATTCAACCGACGAGTTGGGAGAGAAGATATGGGATAAAATGGATGAGCTTGACCGTAGATGGGCAATCAAACTAACTCTTGAAAGTGTAAGTGATACTGGTGAGTTGGCAGAAGGATCTTATGATACTTTCTTTACCGAAGATAAGTTGAAAGTTAAGATTGATGAGATTTTAGAAAAATATGAAGTCCCATACGTCATTGTTGATCAAACCGAACTATTATCGATAGACCCACAAGTGTTATCCGAAGAGTTCATGTTTAAGTTGGAGAAATACTTGAGTGAGAATATTACCGTTGATGATGTATTGGATCGTATTAGTGAAGTAGGACTCCCAAACATTACTGTATTTGAAAAGTATTATTTGGATAGACATAAAGATGATGAATAAATAAGATGAGAGGTATAATTGAATATTATGATGCAGACCCTGAATTCATAAATAGTGTTGAGGGATGGGTTGTTAAATCTATTGATCGTAGATTTGAAAGTTATTTTGTATGTGAAGAATCTGACCGAGTTGTTAGGGATAAACATAGACAAGGATTGATCAAACATGGTGATGAGGTTGAATACGAATTGATTACGGATTGTTATATTGACCCTAAAAGAAATGTAGCGGTGCACTCAACCAAATCAAAAATAATCTTTGAGAAAGAAAACAAACAAAAGTTGTTTTTGATTGACATTGATGGGACAATTTGTGATGACATTTTGAATGAGGACTCGCATTTATATCCTGACGCAAATGTATATCCCAAAGCATTGGAGATCATCAACAAGTGGTATGACGAAGGAAATGTGATTACCTTCTTCACCGCAAGAGAAACAAAAGACAGAGAGGTAACACTCCAATGGTTAGACAAACACGGGTTCAAGTATCACGGACTGGTGATGGACAAACCAAGAATTAACGATCAACAAGAATATGTGTGGATCGACAATAAGAAAGTAAGGGCTATTACCTATTTGGGTACATGGTCCGATTTGAAAGAGGTAGATGCGAAAATTCAAATATTTGGATAATGAATAACATAGATAACATAAACACTATAAAAAGACTTCTTAACTTCGAAAACGAGGGTGATTTTTATATGCTCTATGTTTTTAAGCGTAAGAAAGACCAACCTGAAGGTGAAAGAGATAATCACCAGTCAGTTCGTACAATAAAAACTTATTGTGTTGATAGTGTTGAGTATCTTGAAAAACGATATGATGAGATCAAACAACTCTGTGAGATGTTTAAGGCTCGTGCTTATATCCACGTTCAGAAACAAAACCATAAAGATGTATCGTTGAATATGATGGTTGCTCTTGCTCAAAGAATACAGGATGGTAATCTCAAACAACAACACCTATTTGATTCTGTTGTTGGTCAATTAAAAACTCACGAGAAAAGATGGATCATAGATATAGATGATGTTTCTATGGATAGTTTTGCTCATGCGGAATATTACACCTCAATGAGAGAGTACATAAATGAATTACAAGAAGAAGCTGGTAAAGATAAGAGTATGACTTTTGTTAAAACCAAATCAGGTTTCCATATCATCACTCAACCATTCAATACGATGAAGTTTAAAGAGAGATATCCTGATGTTGATGTACAAAAGAAAAATCCAACTTTACTTTACCTACCAAATAGTTTAATGGATGAGAACATTTAAGTTTTACAAGACCGAAGTTGGTCGTTGGTATGTTGATCTTCCTGAGTGGGAAGGTAGTGTTGATGAACTGGAGATGGTTGCTGGAGCCGATTTATTCCTTGAAATACTGTCGGATGGCGAGCAAACGGTAAATGTTATACTTTCTACCGTCGAATTTGAAGGTGCTGACATATTAGAATTCAAAGAACTTGGTAGAATTGAAAGTTGGGAGTTAGGTGAAGGTGCGTGGTATAAGATGATTGGTTATATGGGAATTGACTATGAACTAACGATGTGGTTATGTGACGTTACGAAGTTTGTATTTGACGAATTCCCAAAAAATATCTATTTTCAAAAAGTAAGTTAAAAATGAAAAATCCAACAGGAAATAAATTAGAGAAACTTGTATTTGGGATATTTGACCAAATGGTTGAAGGTGCCGACAAGTATGTGACAAAACAAGGATCAACTTGGTTGATCTTCACCGAAAGTAAAAAATGGGTGATTG